GTCGATGTTATTCAACCCTGCTTCAGTGCCTGGTGCTGGCCTTATCAATATGATTGAAAGGCGCACCAAGCCAACTGTGATACAAGATAAACACTTCAGAGTTGCTGAAAAGATAGTCAAGTTGATCTTTGATCAAGTTGTCGATCCTTTCAAATTTATGAAGTTGGCATCTGACACAAAAAGCAGCTTGAAGGCGCAAACGCGAGCTCAAGTGATGAAAATGGCGGATAGTGGTCAGGATAAGAGGGCTGACAGTGTTTCATTTGCATTTCCTAAAAATGAGCCTGCAAAGAAAGTCATGACGTTAGGGAAGGGTCTGAAAATCCTTAGCGTCACCGCCATGAATCAAACTCAGTTGCAGCTCTTCGGTGATGCTGCAGCAATTTTGACTCATGCGTGGTCAAGGTCTTTGAGACCTGGCATTGTTTCTCCAGTTGGCCATACCAAACCTGAGATTGCTAGAGTTTTGGGGTCGTTCACCCATTCTTGGGAGATCGACCTTGAAAAACAAGATAGTACACATAGTGCAACACATGTAGCAGTTTTCTTGCTATTCATGGGCATGGTTGCAAAAAGGCAAGGTATGACTGATCTGGCACAGGAGATTAGACAAGCCAGGGTCATTGGAGATATGCAGGGTACGATGCGGATTGAAATGGGCACTGGCCTTGGCTCAGGTGATATTTGGACTCTGATAGCCAATAAAATAATGGCTTTCAGTACGCTGGTTTCATTGTACGAGATACCACCTGTGAAGCGTATGCTTCAAGTCGGTGATGATATAACGTGCGATAGAAAATTCAAATTGAGGAAGAAGCCACTGTCTGGATCCGAAGGGGTAACCTTAAAGATCATAGACAACACATTAACTGCTGGAAGGCCTTCGTTCACGTCAAACGTGAGCATTTCGCCGGATATGTCAATAGCAGCTAGGGTGCGTGGTATCCTCAAGATGGCATTTAGTCAGAGGACAAGATCACAACACATATCATATTTGGTGGAATGTGATATGTTGAAGAAGATGCTAGCCACTGTAGGCATGGGAGAGTATACTGGAATATTTCAGGATCTGTTTGGTGCTGAACCAGGTTTCACGGAGTTTATACTCCATGAAGCTATTAGGTATTCACAAATGGACTTTGATGACATTCCTGATACTCTCAAGTTACACAGCGCAGATGACAAAAAGTGTGTTGTGAACTCTAGAGATTCTGGATGCTTTGGTTTTGCGTTGGCGCATGTAGTCGCGGATAATGTACAGGCACTCAATGCTCTTTCGACCTATTCCGGGCCGGTGGCAAAGAGTGTTGCGATACAGGCGTGCATTGACAATTCCGTGGAGTATTTATCTCTAAGAGGTAACTTTAACAAAGGCAGGATTGAATCATGCGTGGACCATTTTCTTGGTCGTGGAAAAGGTTCAGGCGTGGTCTATATCTTTGATGACCATGCTATATCAATTACTAGTGTGTCAAATGACACAGTAACATTCGGAGGAACTCACAGGTATAGGATAAACCTTGTGACTAATTCAGTTGAAGAACTAGACTTTTTGTAAATCCTCATCGAGTCAATTCCACAACTCGTTCACTCCAAGCTGAAGCTATACGAAGAAAATAGTATAGAAACAACTACCCAATCAGTTGTTGCTTCTTCGATGGGCGCGAACTCATATAAACGAATAGGGAAGTGTGTGTGATCCCAAAGCGCACGCAGGTCCAAAAAGTAACTGCAAATTGTAGTCACCCTTATCGTACCATTAATGCGTGATGGTTCTAGCTTAGTCCAATACTGGGCGAGATTGGTCAAATGTAGCAACATCAAACGAGATGCTCTGCGAGGTCTACTGGGTGGGAGCGTCAATATACAACATTATGACGTAATGGGCTCGTGATCCATTCCCAGCATGATCAGGCGCTTTGAGTGGCCAGACAGAAATACAGCGCCAATCGGTTCACCAGTGTTAGGTGGGCTTAAGGTATATCGGTTGCAAGTTTACAACAAACTTGTTATAGAGGCAAGAATGACATAGCTTGTACAAAGTTGTCTTGTATTATTACAAACGAAAAACCTCATTCATTAACTATGTCTACACAACTATTCTTTGAAGAAGGTGGTGCACCACTGGTCGAGCAATTTCTCATTAAAATTAGTGGGAAATCTGCTGGCGACAGAGAAATCATCCACAATCAAAAGGTGGATTCTGCTGTGTCATTCAGCACTCCTGCAGTTTGGGATCCTTCCAAACACGACAAAGTCAAGGATGCGGCTATAAACCGTTCCCTTGTTATTTGGAAGGGAGATCCTAAATACAGCTTCATTCCAGGTCCAGGGTCAGTTGGCAAGGCGGTTACCTTGCACGTGTGCTGGGTACCTCCTGGACATCAACTGCCGACGTCTGAGAAAGAATTCGGGACAATGCCTGGTTACCAGGTTGGCACATTTGGAGGTCTTAGTGACCCAAATTTTAATCGAGGTTGGATGAATGTTCCATTCTCAACTGCCAGACACCGTATCATCATTTCGAATGTGATACAAGTGTCAACCCCAATGAAACTGTGCTGGGCTGTAGAGTCAGAGTCGATCGGAGATAAGAAAGGAACAGGCGCTCTCTTCTTTCTGAGAATTGATGGGTTAGTCGAAGTTTTTGGATCCTTTATGTAAACGTTCACCATGGGTTTCTTTGATTCTGATGATTTCGAAACAACCACTTCAAAGTGTGTTGTTCCCGAAGTCTTTTCGTACTCAAAATCAACATCATCAAAACAAATAAAAATATCGTATCATTTGCCTCATTTCTCTTTGTCTACTTTCTATTTTGGAAATAAAGAAGACCACGACTCGGGCATCTTTGTTGATGGTCCAATCGTGGAAGAAAAAATTGTTGAAGTCGAAGTTGCGAAACCGAAAATTGTGGTTAATTTCACAAGCAAAAATTTCAATCAAGCGTGGATATGTGATCTAACAAGTAAATTGGTGTCTGGATACTCTACATACAATCTTAATCTCAATGGATGGTTGTATTCAGAGGAGCCAGTACTTTTTGATCATACTAAACACATTCTTCTCACCGATTGTGAAAAGAAGCTTGAGGAGAAACAGATGCAAATTGATCAATTGACTGCACAAATGGCGAGCAAAGATCGTAGATCTAACATTCCAAGCATTATGCAAATGGAGTCTGTCTCGATGACATCCATTATGGAATGGTTAAAAATTGCGAGTCAAGATGAATTAGTTTCAGTTTTCAACAAGATTGATGAAAAAATAGAAACAAAATATAAAATTGGTGCAAGAGCAACAATAGTCGGTTCCCCTGGTGCTGACATAACAGTAGATCAATTTGGTCTACTTGTTAAGTTAGAATCGGAGGATGGCCGATCTTTTGTTTTAAAAGATGGAGATGATATTGAAGTACCACTCTATACTGATTAACTAGCTCTAGGAAGAGCCAGATGCATGCACAATAAGTTGTGTGCATTGGTAAAAGAAACATACAAAT